AAGCACACAACTGAACAGAACAAGATAGAGGAAGTGACGTGAAGACGATAACTGTGAACATCAAACACGAAGACCGCACCATCCTTGAACGCAAGGTGGAGGATTACTTTCGTGGCTATCACCCATTCGGGTATGGCACTAGGCTGGAGACACCAGCGTACTACGACGAAGACCAGCAGTGTTGGGTGGCTGTGATATCCCGACACACCTCTTGTGATTAGGGAGATTGACAATGGAACTACCGCTTGACCACGAGCCTAGTCTTAACCACTGGGCGAAGTGTATCGCTGACCATGACCTAGAGACCGGCCTTCACACAAATTGGGATCATGCCTACGAAGAGGCATGGCATGGGCTGGATGCTGAATTTAACTACACTTATGAATATCAACTTGGATAGGAGAATGACTATGGCAAAACAAAAGACAGAATGGGAACTACGCCGTGAGGCTGCGACTAAATCGTGGAAGTCTATGACTCCACACCAGCAAGAAGCTATGATGACACTGCTCAAGGCATGGGTGCCGATTCGCACACGTGTCAGTGAGATGTGTTCCCTTGACTACGATGATCTACGTGCAGTTGACCAAGCATGGTGGAAAGTCAAAATGGCACTTGTTGACAAGGACGTTGAGATTAAAGAGTGGGACTTTTAATGTTTGCAGAAGCACTCGTATGCCTTGCACTGAACGTGTATCACGAAGCCCGTGACCAGCCCTTCATTGGGCAGGTTGCGGTAGCCCAAGTGGTAATGAACAGAGTATATGACGATAGGTATCCTGACACTGTATGTGATGTGGTCAAGCAAGGTCCAACGTACTCATGGAAGCAGGACTTCCCTGTCCGTCACCGCTGTCAGTTTAGCTGGTATTGCGACGGTAAGTCAGACAAGACACCTGACCAGACAGCGTGGCAGCAAGCTATGTTGATTGCACAGGGTGTACACACAGGCAACCTTGACGACTTCGTTGAGGGTGCGACACACTACCATGCAACCTATGTTCTGCCTGAATGGGCAGAAAGCAAGATTCCTGTCGTACAAATAGGTGACCATATGTTCTATAGGTGGGACTAGTGGATATTATTATCTCACTACTCATCTTTTTAGTACTAGCAGCGTTGACTTTGTGATATCTTAGTGATATAACAGAGTAACAGTTAACAATCACGAAAGGAGAACTACCATGCCCTTAGACTTTACCTCAAATGATATCGTACCTGATCACATCAACTTCCCTGTGGAGTTTGAGCCAACCAAGTATGACAAGTCCAAGTATGTCATTAATGGCGATACAGGCGAATACCTTGGCATCGTCGGCAGCACCTTCAAATGTGCCAGCCACGGTGACTTCTTCACCCGTGCGCACAACGCTATCTCTGAGCATCTTGGAGAAAGCTTCTGTGAAAGCATGAACATCAGCTTCGATGCGGCACGTAACAATGCATGGGTCAAGATGGACATGCGTATGCCTAATGTCCTTCGCAAGATTGAGACAGACAAGCATACCACTACCATTGCACCACGCCTTATTGCTCTACACGGTATTGATGGTAGCTGCTCCAATCAGGTGTACTACGGTGCTATTGACTTCTTCTGCACCAATGGAATGGTCACAGGTGACTATGACAAGATCAAACGTAAGAATACCAGTCGTTTCGATCTAGAGACGTTCATTGATGAACTTCAGCACACTGTGTCTGATTTTCACAACACGGCTGATGTGTATCAGAAATGGGCTGAGACAAAACTGCACACTGTTGATGTCAAGGCTCTGCTTGATACCATCATCACGGATTCAGATCGTAAGGCACAAAAGATGTTCAGCTTATGGTGTCAAGAAGTCAGTACACGTGGCTGCAATATGTGGTCTCTGTACTCTGCCTTTACGAACTATGCTAGTTACGCTGACGAGAAGAATGGGTTCACACTGAAGAACACTAACAACGATACCGCCGCTACATCTATGTGGTCACGTGAACAAGAGGTAGCTAAGTGGATTGCTAGCCCTCAGTTCCGTCGGTTGTCTGAACTTCAGACAGCGTGACATGATGTCGCAGCTTACTGAACTCGTACAGGACTACTACAAGTCCTATGATTACAGGAACTTACGTGATGAAACTAAGAAACAATATGAATACTTCATCAACGTAATGCTCAACACTGAGGTGGACGGACAGGCTCTGTCCACCTTCGACTACACATCTTTGCCAACACGTGCGGCGAAGGTTGCGTACAACCAATGGTGCGAGAAAGGTATTCATATGGCTAATCATATCATGTCAGCAACGTGTATTGTTTTTAATCACGGTCTGCGCATGGAGATGTGCGTTATAAATCCTTTCGCTAACGTGCGTAGGAGAACGCCTGAGAGGCGTAAGACTGTCTGGACTAGGGATGATATCCAAAAGTTCCTAGACGCAGCGTACAGTGATTTTAATACTCGTAACATAGGTTTGATTGCGCACATGGCATATGCTTGGTGCCAACGTCTAGGAGATATGAGACTACTAAAGTGGGAAAGTATACATTTTGATAGTCAGACTATACAAATTGAACAGTCCAAGCGTAAAGCAGACGTGCATCTACCCATTGACGACGACTTATGCGACATGTTGAAGCAGCAAGAAGAAGACTTCGGCTTTCAGAAGTATGTTGCCCCACGCCCATATGCAATTCAGGGTGAGTTTAGACCATACAGCTTGCAAAAACTGCCTACATATGCACGTAGGGTAATGGATGACGCTGGCTTGCCGCAGGAACTGCGACTATCTGACCTGCGACGTACTGGTACAACGGAAATGGTGGAAGCTGGTGTAGGTATGGCACAAATTATGTCGGTTACAGGACATGCAAATCCTAGTTCAGTAAAACCGTATATGAAAAATACGTTGAAGAGTGCAAATTTAGCTTTGACAGAACGTAGAATGCATGCTACAAGCATACCAACTGCCGCAAAGGAGAGTGAATAACATGTATAGTATATATAACACTGTAAGTGATATCATACTTGATATAGACTTACCTGTAGGTGATTCCAAAAGAGTGAATTGCCCTAACTGTGGTGGAATTAAAACATTCACCATTACCAACAGTGAGGGTAAGCTTTTATGGAATTGCTACAAAGCTTCGTGTAATGTTAAGGGTGCCACACGAGTGCCTATGTCCGTAGACGACATCAGTTCGATACTGGATGGCCGTAGTACAAAGCAGGATGAGACATTCTCATTGCCTGAGTATGTAGTTCCTCGTACATACGACATAGCTGAGTGGGCATGGGAGTTGTACAAGATTGACGCAGAAGAACTTGGGCTAATGTACGATGTCAAAGAAGATCGTGTAGTCTTTCCCATCAAGCACGACGGTAAGATCATAGATGCTACGGGACGTGCTATGAAAAATATTCAGCCTAAATGGAAAAGATATGGAAATAGTGGCTTGCCATATGTGTGTGGACATGGTAAAGTCGCCGTAGTTGTTGAGGACTGCGTGAGTGCAGCCGTTGTTGGTTTCGGTTCTCCATCCTTTGTCGGGGTTGCGCTTCTAGGCACGTCATTGCAAGAGACGCATAAAGGGTATCTCTCGCAGTTCTCAACAGCAATTATTGCACTAGACCCCGACGCACTAACTAAATCAATTGAGTTCAGTAAGGAACTTAGAGGGCATGTAAACGATGTTCGTGTCCTACGTCTTGAAGACGACCTCAAATATCGTAACCCGACAGATATGGAGAATTTACATGGAATTATCACTGATTAGAAGTATGATGGACAAAGAGTTCTACGACGACCATCGTGGAGCAAGATGCCCTGATCGCTTATTCAGCAAAGATGTGCAGAAGATCAAGAAGACCATTGATGCTGCAATGGACAGGTACGCACGTACTGTAACACCAGATGAAGTTGAGGCGTTGCTACTTTCTAACAACCCTGCAATGACTACATCAGAGAAACAAATCTTTACTGGTCTGTTTCAGAAGATCAAACGTGAAGCCCCTATGGGCGGTGATGTGGCACAAGAGGTTCTGTCTAAGTTGTTTCAGAAGGTTGTGGGCGAGGACATTGCACGGCTTGGTGTGGATTACGTCAACGGTGATCGCTCTACTTTAGAGCCGTTGAGACATATGTTGGAGCAGTACGGCGAAGACTTCACTCCTAATCTCAACGTAGAGTGGGAGGACATTGACATTGAAACATTGCTTGCACGTAATGACCTTGAGGCACGATGGACATTCAACATCCCTACGCTTGCACGTAAAGTGGAGGGTGTTAATGATGGGCATCTGATTGAGATTGGCGCACGGCCTAACACTGGCAAGACATCATTTCATGCCAGCTTAATTGCTAGCCCCGGCGGCTTTGCCCATCAGGGTGCCAACTGTATCATCCTCTGTAATGAGGAGGGTTATCACCGTGTAGGCGCACGTTATCTGACAGCAGCTACCGGTATGACCATGCAGGAGATCAAGAAGAATCCTAGCAAGGCCCGTGATCTATACGCACCTGTCAAGGAACGTATCAAGATCAAGGACGCCACTGGACGTGACATGGCATGGGTTGAGAGTATATGTAAGTCCTACAAGCCTGACATCGTCTTGCTTGATATGGGTGACAAGTTTGCTAGAACAGGCGGGTTCTCTCGTACTGACGAAGCACTCAAGGCCAACGCTATCCATGCTCGTATGATTGCCAAGCAGTACAACTGTGCAATGTTTTATATGTCACAGCTATCTGCTGAAGCAGAGGGTAAGGTTCTTCTTAATCAGAGTATGATGGAAGGATCACGTACAGGTAAGGCAGCAGAGGCTGACCTTATGGTTTTGATTGCCAAGAATCCCATTGTAGAGGGTGCGGACGAAGAGGATAATCAACGCCATCTTAACATTGTTAAAAACAAGTTGACCGGGGTGCATTGTGTGGTACACTGCGAACTGGAAAACCAAACAGCGAGGTATACAGTATGATACATAAAAAATTCAATCCCGTTGATTACGCTTTGTACGATCAAAAGGCAAAGGACAAGACTACGGAATATTTGCAAGGCTTGGGTTACCAAGTTGTCGATCATCCTAATCGTTATGCACAAGACCTGATTGCAAAGTCAGAGATGAATGAGTTTATGGTCGAGTGTGAAGTCAAAGTTTTATGGAAGACAGACAGCTTTCCCTTCCCAAATGTGCAGTTACCAGAACGCAAAAGTAAGTTCTTGAAAGAGCGTACTCTTTTCTTTATATGGAACGAGCAGCTTACTCGTGCCTTTACGTTCTGGTCAGATGATGTCAAAAAACTGACACCTGTGGAAGTTCCCAACAAACGTGTACGTAGGGGTGAGTACTTCTATCAAGTGCCGCTTGATATGACACAGATGGTAGAGGGGTGACATGAAACTAACTCTTGACGTAGAGAACACGGTCACACACCGTGACGGCAAGCTGCATCTTGACCCATTTGAGCCAGAGAACTCACTGACTATGGTAGGGATGCTGACTGACCAAGGTGTTGAGCATACGGTTACCTTTGACCATAGTAAGGTAGATGCTGATGAGAATGGACATGTATTGGTTCAGGAGTTTCTAGATGCCACTACTATCTTAATCATGCACAATGCAGCACACGACTTGCTCTGGCTCTGGGAATCAGGCTTTAAGTATGATGGGCCTGTGTTCGACACGATGCTTGCTGAGTATGTACTGCAACGTGGTATCAAGGAGCCGCTGTCTCTAGAGGCTTGCGCTGAACGATATGAGTTAGATACTAAGAAGCAAGACACACTGAAGGAATATTTCAAGAAGGGCTACACTACTCGTGATATTCCGCATGATGAGTTGTTGGAGTATTGCTCTGCTGACGTACATGCTACGCAGCAGTTGTGCGATAAACTTATGCTAAGGCTAAACAGCAATGAAGACAGCAGCTTACGTGGTACAGTTGACCTTACTAATCAGGTAGCTGTCTGTCTGTCACGCATATATCAGCGTGGTTTTGCAGTTGACACAGGCTCTCTAAACACTGTGCGGCAGGAGTTTGAGCAGGAGCGAGATGATCTTCAGCGTGATCTTCAGTCACACGTGCGTAAACTTATGGGTGACACTCCTATTAATCTAAACAGCCCGGAGCAATTGTCTTGGGTTGTGTATGGACGTAAAGTATTGGACAAGCAGTATTGGGGCAGTGTCATTGACCCATATATGGATACTGCAGATTTCCGCAGTCTTGTTTCCAGTGGTACAGAACGCCTTTACAAGACAAAAGCTACGCAGTGCAGTGAATGTAACGGAAGAGGCAAAGTGCGTAAGACTAAGAAAGACGGCTCACCTTTTGCTAACGCCACTAAGTGCAATTCTTGTGGTGGTTCTGGCTATCACTTTATATCGACCAAAGAATATGCGGGACTAAAGTTTAAACCGCCATCTGCCAAGTGGGCTAGTGCGAATGGTTTTAGTACAGGTAAGCAAAAGCTAGAAGTTCTTGAGGGTACAGCACGTGCCAAAGAAATGACAGATGCCGTAGACTTCCTGTCAAAAGTTCGACGCTTGTCTGCTGTGGATACGTACCTATCGTCTTTTGTAGAAGGTATTCGTATGTACACTAAACAAGATGGAAAGCTTCATGTCCGGCTGCTGCAGCATAGGGCATCTACAGGACGACTATCTAGCGTTGATCCTAATATGCAGAACATGCCCCGTGGCGGTACATTCCCTGTCAAGAAGGTGTTTGTATCACGTTGGGAAGGTGGCAAGATTATGGAAGCCGACTTTGCGCAGCTAGAGTTTCGCACTGCCGCATATTTATCACAGGATGGAGTTGCAATTGAAGAAGTATCTACTGGGTTTGATGTACACAGTTACACCGCTAAAGTTATTACCGATGCTGGTCAGCCTACGGATAGGCAGACTGCAAAGGCTCACACGTTTGCACCGCTTTATGGCGCAACAGGCTTTGGGAGAACGCCAGCGGAGGCAGCATACTACGAACACTTTACGAAAAAGTACGAAGGAATCGGGTTATGGCACTCCAAATTGGCTAAAGAGGCTATAAGCACACAGAGAATTAC